TTGTGTCCTCTGTCGATCATGACCTCGGCGTGGATGCAGGATTTAAACAACAGCATCATTCATCGCAGTTGCATCGTAGCCCATCACTCTCAGGCAGCACGTAGGTTGGAGATGGTCAGAGGCGGTTATGACTTCGTGATAACTAATTACGACGGTTTGAATCTGATTGCTGATGAAGTAGTCAAAGATGGCACATTCGATCTGGTTATTGTGGATGAAGCCAACGCGTATAAAAACGTAGGAACTAAGCGGTTTAAATCCCTACTTAAAATACTCAAGCCCAACACACATCTATGGATGATGACAGGAACGCCTGCGGCGCAGTCGCCGTTGGATGCCTATGGTCTGGCCAAGCTAGTTAACCCTGATGGTGTGCCTAAATTCTATACAGGCTGGCGCGACAAGGTGATGTACCAAGCGTCTCGCTTTAAATGGATGCCTAAGCCCACGTCAGGGGGCGACGTGCATGATGCCCTGCAACCAGCAATTAGATTTACAAAAGAGCAATGCCTTGATCTGCCGCCGGTGATTACCGTTACGCGTGAAGTCCCGCTGACCGCACAACAATCCAAGTACTACAAGCTGTTAAAGGACCGCATGGTGATGCAGGCTGCTGGCGAAACCATTACCGCAGTCAACGCCGCAGCAGGGGTCAACAAGCTGCTACAGATCAGCGCGGGAGCCGCCTACACCGACAACCAAGAAGTTATTACCTTTGATTGCAGCCCACGCTTAAACGTGTTGATGGAGGTGTTAGAGGAGACAAACCGTAAGGTGCTGGTGTTTGCGCCCTACCGTCACAGCATTGACACCATCACAGAGTTTTTGCAAAAGAACAACATCGACTGCGCACAGATACACGGCGACGTAACTCCAGCCAAGCGCACAGCGATCTTCAAGCAGTTTCAAACCACCGATCTGCCGCGTGTGCTGGTCATCCAGCCACAGTCGGCATCGCACGGAGTTACCCTGACTGCCGCTGACACGGTGGTGTTTTGGGGTCCTGTCATGAGCGTGGAGACGTACTTGCAATGCTGTGCGCGGACTGACCGCGTGGGGCAGACCTCAAACAAGGTGACTGTCGTTCACATTGAGGGCAGTGAGTTAGAAAAGAAAATGTTTAAAAAATTGGCAAGCCGCGTGGATGACCATGCGGTGCTGGTGAAGTTGTACGAAGAAGAGCTTGCATCTTAAAAAAGCCAGTTGTAAAATGTTTGACAGATGTACCCAACCACATGGAGTAAACAATGAATACAGAAATCGTCCCTATGGACAAGCTAGCTAAGGTTTACCTGCGCATCAGGACCGCCAAGGCAGAGCTGACCACACAGTACGAAGCAGAACTGGCAGAACTCGACAAGCAGGAAGATGAGATCGAGAACGCTATGAAGACACAGATGATGGCGCTCGGCACGAAGTCGATGAAGACCGATGCTGGCACAGTCATGCTAGGTACTAAAACCCGCTATACCACACAAGATTGGGCATCGTTCAAGGATTTTGTTATCCAGCACGATGCCGTTGACCTTCTGGAGAGGCGCATTGCCCAGCGCAACATGGCGCAGTTCCTTGAAGAAAACCCGGCGTTTGTTCCGCCGGGGCTTAACTCTGATACGGTGTATCAGATCAGTGTTCGTAAACCAACTAAATGAGTAAACCTATGTCAAATATTGTCGAATTTAACCCCTCGTCTGTTCCTTCCTTTGTTAAACGCGGTGAGCTATCCGCAGTCGCTAAAGCCTTAACTGGCGGCAGCGTTGGTGGTGGCAAGCGTATCTCAATCAAAGGCGGTGTATTCCGTCTGATCTCCAACGGCGAAGAAGTAGCTGCCATTGATGAGCGCTATCTGGATGTAGTTATTGTTAACGCTGCACCCAAGGTGTCGCGCACGTTCTACATGGGTAAGTACGAAGAAGGTAATACGTCTGCCCCGACCTGCTGGTCGTCCGATGGTGAACGCCCTGACACTAAAGCGGAGAACCCGCAAAGCACAACCTGCGCATCTTGCCCACAGAACATTGCGGGTTCAGGTGATGGCACTAGCCGCGCATGCCGTTACAGCCAGCGTCTTGCTGTGGTGCTGGAGAATGATTTGCATGGTGACGTTATGCAGTTGGCGTTGCCTGCTCAATCTATCTTCGGTAAGGAAGAAGGCAAGAACCGTCCGCTGCAAGCGTACGCTCGTTATATGACTGCGATGGGCGCAGGTCCTGATGCAGTTGTTACACGTCTGCGCTTTGACACCAAAGCTCCTGTGCCTAAGTTGTTCTTCGAAGCTAAGCGGTGGTTGTCTGATGATGAATACGCCGTAGCTGTAGAGAAAGGCCAGACGCGTGAGGCAACAAACGCCATCACGATGACGGTATCTCAGACTGACACCAAGGTTGTATCGCAAACCGAAGTTGCAGGTACAGCTCCCAAGGCGGTAAAGAAGGCCAAGCCAAAAGTTGAGGAAGATGACGGTGACGAGCCAGAAGTACGCAAGGAAGCTGTCGTTGGAAAGAACGTACCCAAAGGCGGCTCTGATCTGAACAAGCTCGTTGATGCTTGGGACGATACAGACGACTAATTAGTAAAGCCCAGCCGGCGGTGGCGCGAATAACACCGGCAGCGGGGGCCAGCTTACCCTTTCGTTGAGTTCACCTTGAGTTGGTGACCCCGCACTTTTACAGGAGATCGTTCATGCCTTTTGATGGAAAAACATACGACCCCACGCGAGACAAAGATCGGCTGACCACACAACTTTATAACGTATGGAAGTTGATGCGTGATGGACGTTGGAGAACCTTGCAACAAATCTCAGAAAAAGTTTACTGTCCTGAAGCAAGTGTAAGTGCGCGACTGCGTGACTTTCGCAAGCGCAAGTTCGGGGGACACACAGTAGAACGCCAATACGTCAAACGAGGTTTGTTTAAATATCGTGTCATACCAAACGAAGATTACTAATGCCCTATTCACCTACCGTTACTGACAGGATAATGAAAGCACCCAAAACGCTGGGCAACCAGCTTGGGCGCTATGCTGTTCATTTAGATATTCCTGTGACTTTGATATCAAGTGCGACAGGCGCAACGCGACAGACCGTTTACAACTGGTTTTCAGGTGGAGAAGTACTACAACCCTACCGCGCTGCTGTCTCATCGCTTTTAAAAATAATGCAAACTTCCGCCACGTTGGAGGAAGCACGGAGAAGAATATGTTCAGCGTTCACCCTTCCAACTTAAGCGATAAAGAACTTGTCCGCTATGCAGACATGATGCTTGCCGAGGGCAAGCTACCTGTTGAGTGGCAAGAAGAAATTATCAAACGACTTGAAGATTTACTAAACCCTTCGCTAAAACAAGACTGGCGCTAATTCATGGGGGCGCTAATGGAACCGTTAGATTTTCTAGCGGCGGTACTACCGTTCGCTGAAAATTATTACTGCATTGCAGAGTTCGACTCTCGCAAGAAAGAACACATCTTTGGCAGTTCGTTGGAAGAGCTTGCGGCTAATGCTGCACAGTTTGACCGCGATGAGAAGGATGCGTACTTTGCTTTAGCGGCATACAAACACTCTGGCGATCGTACAGCAGAGAACGCTAAAGTCATGCGTTCGTTTTTTCTTGACATTGATTGCGCAGAAGATGGACCCAAAACCTACGCAGACAAGGAGACAGGCTTAGCTGCGTTCAATGCTTTTCTTAGTAAGACAGGATTAGATAAGCTCGGCTTGCCTCTCGTTGTTGACTCAGGCGGGGGCTACCATGTGTACTGGCCACTGACTGCTAACGTCGATATAGCTACGTGGAAACCTGCGGCTGAAAACTTTAAGCGCCTGTGCAAACAAGAAGGGCTGCGTATTGATTTCTCTGTACCTGCTGATGCTGCGCGTGTGTTGCGTGTGCCCGGCACTACTAACTGGAAGCGAGTCAGAAAGTATGGCATCACGCTGCCAGTAGTTGTGTGGCAGGAGCCATCGCCAGAGGTATTTTTATTTGATGATTTTGCTAAGCTCGTCCGTGAGAATCTCATAGACATACCTCCAGTAAAAGACTTTGAAGCGATACCCGGCAAGAAGCCCACGCTGCCAGCAACAGCAACCACACTCAAGCTGTTTGAGAACTCAGCGACATTTTTTAAAACCATACTTAGTAAATCAACGAAAGGGGAAGGCTGCGGCCAACTCGTACACTACTTACAAAACGCCGCTGAAGATGGCATGGAGCCGCTATGGCGCGGCTGGCTATCAATCGCAACGAAATGCGAAGACGGTGTTAAAGCATCAAACTTTCTTACTGAACGTCATCCATACACTAAAGAGCGCATGGCGCAGAAGCTGCGCGAGATCAAGGGTCCGTATCCATGCACTAAATTTGATAGCGAAAACCCCGGCATCTGCACAGGCTGCAAACACTTTGGCAAGATAACTAACCCACTAGCGTTGGGCAGGGAGGTGCAGGTTGAGGTCGAGGAGAAAGTTATACAGGTTGTTAAGCAGCCTACTACTCCCCATGAAGAAGCAACGCAGGTTACGTATGTTAGACCGACAGCGCCGCGTGGTTTCTCGTATGGTAAGACGGGCGGTATCTATCGTGAGGAAACAGCGACAGATGAAGAGGGTAATAAAGTTACAACGCAACGGATGATCTTGCCGTACGACCTGTTTGTTATGGACATACTAAAGCCGATTGATGGCGACCACACCGTTCACATGGTGGCGCTGCGTCCTGAAGGTGCGGTGGATATTTTGTTTCCGCAGAAAGTTGTTATCGGCAAAGATGAATTAGCCAAAGCCCTTGCAGCACAGAACATCATCGCAGCTTTCGGTTCAGGTAACGACGCGCAGTTGTGGATGTACGTGCGTGGTTGCGTTGAGAACTACAGTTCGGGTCGTGGTGCTATGGGTGTGCCATCTAACTACGGCTGGCAGAAAGACAATACGTTTGTTCACCATAACTTAATTTACGGTGCTGACGGTTCGATTCGCAAGATACCTATGCCGGGCTTGGAGAATGTGTTTCATGCCACAGGACGCGATGGTACGTTGGATGGTTGGCGCAAGCGCTTTCTTTTGTTGGCTTCGTCTACTTACAACAAACCAGAAGATTTACACCCACTACTAGCAAGTGCATGCGTTGGGTTTGGTTCTATCATCATGGCGTTCTCTGGTATTGATGGTATGACATTTCACTTGGGGCACAGAGAATCAGGTACAGGTAAATCGTACGCGCTGCGTATGGCAGCGTCTATATGGGGACACCCTAACCGCTACCGCGTAGGTGCGGCGACATCTGATGTAGCTATGCTGCAAAGGGCTGGCCTGCTGGGCAGCCTAGCGTTGATCTCTGATGAGATCACAACCAAGAACCGCGCAAACTTAGAGTGGTTCCCTGCCTTTTGCTTTAGCTATAGCGAGGGTGGTGGCAAGGACAGGATGGAGGCAGGAGCTAACAAAGAACGAATTAACACGTCATTCTGGAAAGGCTTAGCGTTGATGGCATCCAACACGGTAGTGCTGGATTACATGACAGGTGTACGTAAGCACTCTTCTGAGGGCGAACTGCGCCGAGTGTTGGAACATAACCCACGCATTAAGCTACGCTGGACTGCGGCTGAGCTTGAGCTTATCAAAACATACGAAGATAGCTACGGCATTGCAGGCCCCCTGTTTGCACAGTGGGCAGTCAAGAACCGCGAAACAATACAACGTGTTTACAAAGAAGTAGAAGCACGACTAAAGGTTGAGTTTGCCATCGTGGATGATGAGCGTTTCTGGTTGGCAGGTTGCGCGGCTGTGGTGACCGCAGCCATTCTAGTAGGCGATGCGTATGCAGGCATCATTAACCTGCCGGTTGAAGGCATCATAAAAGCTCTGCGGGGTATGGTGTTTGAGCAGCGCAAGTTAATGAGTGCAAGCGTTAGAACTGCGGAAGATGTGCTATCTGATTACACCACTACGTTCTACGGCAACCTCGTTGTGTTCTCTGCGGCTGACCCCATTGGTGTTAGGTTTGGCGACGATACGTTGGTTGAGAAGAACACGTTGCGTAACAAGGTGGCAGGACGTGTGGAGCATGAAGTAGCGCCGGGCTTTGTGGACTTCTATATCGAGGAGCAGCAGCTTAAAGCGCACTGTGCTGCGATGGGGTTTAGTTTCTCTGACTTTAAGCGTGATATTGAAAACATTTACCGCGTACAGTACATCAGCAAGTTTGACTTATTGCGTAAAACCAATGGACCACCTATGCGTGTGAATGTTGTAAAGATCAGCCAGCCAAAAGAAATGTTTGATAGAAATGCCCAAGAAGCTAACAGTTAAATATCCGTGGGATGCGCTGCCCCGCTATGGTGGGTTTTTTGTACCAACGCTAGAGCTTGAGAAAACGCGTGAGGAAGGACTAAAGGAAGGTATCCGCGTACGTAAGTGGGGTAAAGCCGAGCCAGCCATCTTTGATGGCAAGCTCGGTGTCCTCTTTACTATTGGCGGGAAGCGGCATTAAATGCAGCAGCGAAGTCATCTTTTGCATACCGTATCTCGTCAATACGTAAACGCTTTTCGTTAGGTGTAAGCGACGAAGCGCGAACAAGGCGTTCCATTTTTGAGAAGTCAGCGATACGTTCTTTAAATTTCTCAGACACGCTAGATAACACAATCTCGCGCCCGTACTTATCGGCAAACGCTTCAGCTTCTTTAGTCTTACCGCTTTCTACTAGCGTATCAAATGTGTTTTTAATTTGCTTGTAGTGTTCGCCGTTATCGTAGAACGCATCAAGCTGGCCTCTAGCATTAGTAGGCTGGAACATAGAACCAACTAGCGGCATATCAGACAAGCGCTTAGTCGGTGCTTCAGGACCTTTGGTTGCCGGTACAACCGCACCTAGCATGCTCATGAGTGCCATGCCGTAGCCGCCAAAGTATGCGTTTGCAAGGTAGTCTACTTTGACGGGAGACACGCCCAAAGAGTCACCAATAGCTGTTGCTGCGCCTGTTGTTTTTTCACGCGTACGTGCTTCAGGTAACAAGCCTAACTCTGTCTTAGACTCAATGTCTTCGCCAGTATAGAAAGACTTGTTAAGTCGGGCTTCCAATATAGGCTTAACTGCTAGCGGTACAAACGATGTTGGTCCCAATGGCATAGCGTCGGCAAGCATTTTGCCCATAGCGTCCAGCACAGGTTTACCTTGCGTATCTTTTTGCGCAAGCATGACAATAGCTTCAGGTATCGCTTTAAAGATAAGACCTGCTTCGTATGGAATAGGTACGCGTAATGGTTCTTCCACGCCCGGTATGCGAACAAAGAAGTTCATCAACTTATCGCGTGGTTTAGCGCGTTTGTATGCGTCATCGTCTCGCATGGATAACGCGTAGGCAATTGTTGTTGCTGCTAAAAGCGTGCCGCGCACAGCTAGTTTGCGCTGTATGCCTAGTCTCTCATTGAAAGGCAGCTTGCCTCTCATGGATTCGTACAGTACGTTTAA